AAGGATTGGCATGATGAATGGAATGAAAGCAACCAAATAGTGCATTCTGCTTATACGCATATTGCTATCCGCGCCGCCCAATGGGGCGCAGACCAGGAGCTGAAGGCGTGCTGTGAGTGGATGGCGGACGAGACACCGACCAACTACATCAATGCACTCCGCGCCGCCCGCCGCTCCAAGCCGCCAAGTTTGAAGGAGCAGGCACTTGCTGCCCTAAATGAGATCGAGGATAGTTACGGCGGACCATCAACTCAAGAAATACTAATCCGCCGCGCCCTTGAGCAACTCGATGACTGAACCACAGCACACTGACGACGATCTCGATGAGTTTGCAACCTTCTGGTGGGGACCAGAAACAGATGACCTCACCGTTGCCACAGCAATCGAAAACGGCCAAATGACCGCCTTTGTTAGGGCTGTAGTTACATGGCTTACTGAGTAGTCGCTTCCACTTCTATGTCTGACAAGAAACCAACCAAGAAAATCGAGCGTTATAAGCTCGAAGCAGCCTTTGTCTCTTTAGCGGACTACGACGCAACGATTAAAGGAGATGACTTCATGGAGATGTCCATGTGGCACAACGGCGAAGGTTTTGATGTCATCCTCAACAGCAATGGCGAACAGCGCTTTGGTTTGACATGGGGGCAGTACAAAGCGCTCAAGATGCTCGTAAAAGAGCTGGACGGCTAAGCCCAGTAGTCACCTTCTCTACTTTAATGGAAATTACCACTGAGGTATAATTATGCCCCAACGACAAAACAAGACAAGGCGCCGCGAGCGCTACGAGCGCAACCTCGAGCGCGACATCCAAAACCATCAGGACCCACCCTCTGGTGGCATGTACTGCGTGATCGACAAGAAGACCAAGGAAAAGCACAAGGGCCTGAGCTTCAAGCAGGCAACAGCCCTGTGGAACACCCTGGAGAGTGCTATAATCCTCCAGGACGAGCACGTCAGGAAAAATGGGTAGGTTCCTCAAGGACGGTGAGTTTAAGCCCAAGCCTTCAACCGTCAAGGCAGGCGAGCGCATGCAGCAATCGCCAACCCCATTGCCAATCTTTCGCCGAAATGCCAACGTGGAGGTGTTTATTGGCGCTGGCTGGGGCAAGGGCATCGTTGAGCACAGTGATAAGGTTCGTTGCGTGGTCTTCCTCAAGATTGGCCAACGGCGAGTAACCTGTTATGATGCTCGTAACATCCGCGAGTACACCCCGAACCAAAAATGACCTACGACAGCATCAACCCCAACCACTACCGTGGTGACCGCAAGCACGAGCCCATCGAGGTAATCGAGGACTGGGGCTTGAACTACCGTCTCGGCAATGCCGTGAAGTACATCTCTCGCAACGGCCGCAAGCCTGGCGAGGATCCTCGTGAAGGGCTCAAAAAAGCCATCTGGTACCTGGAGCGCGAAATCGAGGCCATCGAAGCCGAGCGGGTCCCCTACGCCGTCACCTACGAGGATGTGCTAGAGGACTACGCCGCTTGTGCAGCCGAGGGCTATGAGTTTAACGCAGAGCGCTCCCTGGACAATCAGTACGCACTGTGGGATGACACCCTGGGGCCCATGGAGCCCGACGCCGAGCTGGAACAGATCATTATGGGATACCCCACTCCGGTGGCGCATGACTACCTGGGGCAATCTGAGTGGGATGAGCCAGATCCCGAAGAGGCAGCCCTGCGCTATCCCTCCTGCGATTTTGACGTGGCCGAGCTACACAAAGATCTCGATCAGTTCGAGCAGGACGAGATCGTTAGCACCTTCGAGCGTCGTGGCATTATCTTCGGCGTCGACAGAGATGGCCGCACCTACATCCTTGGAGCAGCACAATGAAGACCGTAGCCCTGTTTGGTTCTGCCCGGCCCAAGCCTGAAACGGAACTATACTACAACACTGTTCAGGCCGCACGCCTGCTGGCCGAAAATGGCTGGAGAATTGCCACCGGTGGTGGCCCCGGACTCATGGAAGCAGCTAACGTCGGAGCCAAGCTCGGATGTGAAGGGAGCACCTGTTCGCTCGGATACTCAATTTATCTGCCATTCGAGTCCGAGGTCAACTGTGCAGTGCAATGTAACTGTCATCACGACAATTTCTTTACCAGACTCAAGCAGTTTACTGATGAGTGCGATGCTTTCATTGCTCTTCCTGGTGGCTATGGTACTATGCTGGAAATCCTGATCGTGATCCAGCTGCTGCAGGTTCGCCACATGGAGGGCAAGCCATTGATTTTGGTTGGGAACATGTGGCACGACATCATGAACTACGCCTCGAATCGAATGTGGCGCGGCCGCTTTATTGGCGACGACGAGCAGTACTTCCATTGGAACGCTATGACACCAATCGAGGCAGCAGAACGGCTGCTCAGAGCGACGTGACCTTCCTTGCTTTCACTGGTATCACACTAGGCTCCGCTATTCTTAGCGGCGCCTTTTTTTGTGGCATTGTCCTGATGGTCTCGTATCTCGAGGTGCGCAAGTGATCAGCCTGACCTGGTAGACTGTGACTGGAGGTTTTATGCCATCAACATGAAGTTACAAGACTTCTGGTCTTACGTTGACCCCGCTCCTGCTGACATGTGCTGGGAGTGGAGGCGCAGCATAGGCAAACCAGGCTACGGTACATGCTGGGTAGACGGCAAAAGTCACAATGCCCACAAACTGGCCTATAGCCTTGCCTATGGACCCGTGCCAAGTGGAATGGTTGTGCGCCACTCCTGCCATAACAGGTCCTGTTGCAACCCTAGCCATCTTAGCGTCGGCACCCAGCGTCAAAACATGCGCGACTCGGTAGAGTCTGGAAGGACTGCCAGAGGCTCACGGCAAGGTAACGCAAAGTTAACTTCAGGGCAGGTTGATCAGATCAAACGGATGGCATCCTATCGCACTCAGCAGGCTATTGCTGATCATTTCGGAGTGAATCAATGTCAGATCAGTCGGATCCTAGCAGGTTCTCGCTGGGTACACCATTTATTAAGTTGACTATCGGCATGGTTCTTTTCAGTAAGGCTAGACCGAGGGTTACCAAAAATGGCACGTTCATGCCAGTAGACTACACTCGCAAGCGCAAGGAGATGCTGCGTCAGATCAAGGAGCAGTACCAGGGCGAGCCACTCGATGGTCCCATCCGTCTGGAGCTGGACGTTTACGGTGAGGGCCGGGCCGATGCCGACAATATCATCGGTGCCTTCATGGACACGGCCAACAAAGTACTCTGGGTGGACGACCGCGTGTCGATCATTCCCGAGATCCAAGTGCGCTGGAGAAAGGCAAACAGGGGCCAGTCTCGTTGGGAGGTTCGGATCTACCCACTAAACTGTGAGCAAGAACCGCTGTTCTAACGTGGCCGAGACTTGTTTTAACCAGAGCGACTTTGACTACAGGCGCGAAGAAGGCGTCAACCAATCGTCGCTCAAGAAGATCCTGGAGAGCCCTGCGCACTACCAGGCAGCCCTGAAGTTCAAGATGATCCCCACTCCCGCAATGGAGATGGGGACCGCCTTGCACAGCCTTGTGCTGGACGGAGAGGAGGCTTTCAACGCAACGTACGTACGGAAGCCCGACGGGCTAAGCCTGGCCACCAAGGAAGGCAAGGAGTGGAAGGCTGCCCTGGGCCGCAAGAAGGCCCTGTCTGAGGGCGGCAAGGATGATCCCTGGGGCAGTGTGCAGGGCATGGCCGAGTCCCTGCGCCGCCTAGCATGGTTCTCCGGCAAGGACGCCGAGTACATCAAGCACAACGAGGTCTCGATCTACTGGGACTGGGAGGGCGTCCGCTGCAAGGCTCGCCTGGACCGCGTGCTGGTCGACGAGGGCATTGTCCTGGACCTGAAAACCACCGACAGCGTTGAGCCCGAGCTGTTTACCAAGAAGGTAGTGGGCCTGGGTTACGACTTCCAAGCGGCCTACTACGCCAAGGCGGCTGAGGTGGCCTTCGGCAAGCCGTTCAAGTTCATGTTTGCCGCCGTAGAGCGCAAGGCGCCGTACACCGTCGACATCTTCGACGTGGGTGATGCTATGATGGCCGAAGGCATGGCCAAGTGCACTGCCGCCCTCAGGCTCTATAAGACTTGTAACGACCTGGGCCGCTGGCCCAATCGTGAGCCTAGAATCCGGTCGCTGGAGTATCCCGCATGGTATACCCCGTACGGCCAACCCACACCAGAAGAGGAGGACCTGTTTTGAAGATCACTATTGAACCCAGCGACGGCTGGTGGGACTGGACCGTAGAAGGGGACCCTAATGCAAGGGGGCCATACTGTGGCACCGCTGATACCTTCTTCGGCGCTTACGAGGGTATCGCCAGGAGCATCCAGGACAAAAAGCGCCACCCCTACAACCCCAAAGTTCGCACGGAGTACTGAAATGGCCATCAAGAACACCGATTACACCAAGGTCCTGTTTCCCCATGTCGAGCTTGAGTTCGTTACCCCCGAGGCCGAGCGGTTTATGGGGTACGTGGCTCGTGTCAGCAACCCCCAGAACCAGGACAATCCCAACGTGGCTGGCCTCCTGAAGTATTGCATCTTTCATGGCCACTGGAGTGTATTCGAGCACTCCCAGATGACCCTGAAGATCACAACCACCCTGGATATTGCCACGCAGATCCTGCGCCACCGCAGCTTCTGCTTCCAGCAGCTCTCCAGGCGCTATGCAGGAGAGGCTGAGGCGCCCGTAAACATCCATCTGCCCCACCTACGGGCACCGCACCCCAAGAACCGCCAGAAGAG